CACCTGCATCTATTATCATATTTATTGAAGACCTTGTTCATGAAATATTCAACAGTAAAAAATCCATAAAACAGTATACAAGTATCAGACAATTCTTCGGCTGGCGTCTAACCAAACATGTAAACCAATCCATACATGGCGAACAATTATGCACAATGCTACAAAATCAAAGCGTTATTCCGTTGAAAAGTGGTCAAATCCCCGCATTATATCCTAAAACATGTATAATGTATACAGTTCAACGAGAAAGGAAAGATAAATTTCTCGAAGAGGCTCTAATTAGGCCAGATATTTTGAATGTAAAAACCCGAAGTATTAAAAGTCTCAGAGAAATAAATGTTGAAATGTACGAAGAATATTTGGAGCGTGAAATTAAAATGCTGTTTTCCAATAATAAATTTGAATTGACAAACCCTTATACAACTCAAATTGAAGTAGTAGTATTTTAACTTATTTATGTTGCATATTATATAAAGCAATTACCTCAAATTATAATACATGAAACAATTTGTAAAAGTATTAAAACAAATATATCACCCAGTATTAACTCCACTATTAATTGGAGCTAATTTACCATATTTAATAGAAGAAAAGAAATATGAGTACATTCCATTAGTTATTATTTTTCCAATCAGTTACACTGGCTATATTTGTGCAACGAATGCTTACAAATTTTATAAACGTAAATCGGATGAAAATGAAAAGCCCTAACCGTATTTTAATTTTTTTCAATTAAATCATGCACGAATTATTTACGGCGACGACTTGTTTTTCGGCGGTTCTTTCTAGACCTATTTTTTTTTGATTTATTGCGTTTTCTGCGGCGCGATTTATGTTTTCCGCCTGTAACATTTTGGTTTTCATAATTTTTATCAACAAAAGATATTGATTTGATACCAGCATTAGTATCATACATATTATTGGTTATACTGTTGATATGTAGAGTGGCAGGAGTTTTGGTTGTTGATACAACAGTAGCACCAGGGTTAAACCGATGGTCGATTGGGGGCATTGGTGGCATAGGTGACGACATAATATAATGTATTATAATATTATTTCGTTAAATTTTAAGATACTTTCTACTTTGTCTTTATCACAATTATGGCTTTGGTATGACCTCCTCTTGTATATTTTTGCTCCACCAACATGTGGAGCAAAGATTTTATGGGCTTTTTCTTTATTATAACCGTTTTGTGGGCGTCTGTTTGCTCCTGAAGCTTCAGGAGCAATAATTTATAATATACTTTCTCCTGTATATTTTAAACCTATTTTTTCGTTTAAAATACTTATTTGCTCTTGCAAATCATATTCAATTGGTAATACCATTTTTAACCCTAATCGATTACCATCTGCTCTTTTTTCGTATACTAAATGGGGTTTCTCTCTTGTAAAAGTTAAGGAGACGTATTTTGGAAGATTTAGTTCTTCTTTTTCGGGATAAATATTGTTTTCTAAATCATCTATAACTTTATTTGCTTGAATAAGTTTGTCTTCAATTGATACCTTAGTTGACTTTGTAGTAGCCCATGGTTTGTCAAGTTTGGGATGTTTTTCGACTTTAAAGAAACTCCTAATTTTATTTTGGTCTTTATTGTATATTTCCTCATAATATACTACATATTTTCTTAACATGTCTTGTGACATTCCATCTGGTAAACCCCTCGCGTTATGTTTTCTTTCTCTCTTTGTTCCAGACATTATTCCCTTTGTGTTATTTTGTTGTTCGGTTTGACTCGCAATGCGTAAATTAACCCAAGTGTTATTTAATGGGTTTCGGTCAATGTGGTCAACACTAATATTTTTTGTACCCTTTCCATTACCATAACATCCAGTTATAATTTGATGGATACTTAATCCAGTATTATTCCAGTGGGCTGATATATAACCATTCGCTGCTTTCCAAAAGGTTAATTTTTCACCATTATTGGTTTTTTTTTCAAAATCTAATATTTTTTGATAAGCGGTTTCACACAATTTGCAAATTGTATCTTTTTCACAATACATCAATAAATATTCTTTACCATTTTCATTAATTTTCCATAAAGGATTTTTCATCATGTTTGCGGTTTGCCCAGATTTTAGAAAATGCCCCGGTATATGTTCGATTACATTATAATTGTCGGTAACATGTTTGTGGTGTTTATGAAATATATCTATATTACATCGTCGCATATCGAATTTGTTATTGTTTTTAAAAAGCAGAACCGTACTTTCAAAGTTGTCGTCAAATATAAAATGTAAATAATTAACTCGTTTGTAATTATAACTAAAAGAAGGATAATCATCGTCGTCATTAAGGTAAGTAAATGTTTTATTAAAATTAACAATTCGGTCTTTATCTTCAAAATCAAGTAAATATTCTTTACTATTATACTGAATAATGTTACACATTAACTCACGGTTTGTAGAATAGCTAGGTTTCATATCTAAATTATGCGAGGTCTTGTTGCGGTGCAAAAATGATTCATTTTTATTGTAAAGTACTAGTGAGAAGGTGTTACATTTTTCCATATTATAATACATATAATATAGAATTTTTTTAAGTTGTTTGACAGACAATATGAAAAAAGCGAATAAATCGAATAAACATACCCAATCCGCTCAGTTGCTATAGGCCAACCCACCCATACCACTCATGATACGGAGAACGTTGTAGTTGGTGGCATAGACACGGACCTTGGCAGTCTTGGTTCCCTCAACTGTTGCGTTGGAGAGCACAAGTTGGAGTGTGGCGTTATCAATTCGCGAGAAATTGCACGTGCCTGAAGGTTGGTGTTCTTCAGGGCGCAGAGCAAAAGCGTAGACGTTAATACCTTCATCAGGGGAACGAGTGTGGGCCTGGTAGGGTTGTACCCACGAGAAATAGGAACCTTCACGCTCCGAGAAGCGGTCCTGTCCGTTAAGCTGTAACTTAGCGGTAACAACAGGGTTTAAGCCCCAGCAGTGCATGTCAAGAGATGTCTCGGATAAAACGAATGTGCCGGCATCAGACACACCAGAGTTGTCAAGGTGTGAGCCAGTTTCTTGGAGAGCCGCAGCAACATCAGGTGAAAGTCCAGTTGTGTTAACAGGGACTTGTCCACCACCTAAGTTGGCCTCATTGTAAGGATTGGAAGGTCCGTGCCAGTATCCAGTGAATCCATCCGGAGGAATGTAGTCAAGAGCACCAGCATCTTGGAACAGTCCACGAGCATCAATGTAAGCACGTGAATCAGCCGCAATGGATTGAGGACCACCGAAAGCATGGATAGCATTCGGAAGAGCATCAACGGCATCGGTGTAGTTGAAGGGCTGAGCTCCAAGAACCTTGAAAAGAAGAGCATCGCATGTCAAGGATGAGCAGTAATCTACGTTTTGGTCGGGCTGGACAACCCAGATAAGTTCCTTGACGGGGTGGTTAAAGTTGAGCTTAATCTTGTTACTGGAAGAACCAACGGATTCATCACCAGTGAATTGGAGTTGGGTAATCAAGTATTCGTGGGGGTTCTGGGCCATGCGTCGGCGTTCATCAGTGTCCAAAAACACGTAGTCAACGTAAAGTGACGCGGCAACTAGAGACTGGTTATAGGCGATGGTGGCAGGAACAGGTCGGCCTACGTTGTACTGGGATTTAGGTCCGTCAAACGGAGCCGAATTGCAGTTCAATGTGGTGACAGCCCACAAGCACTCATCAATAGGGCGAATATCAAGGTTAATCTTGACTTCGTGGTATTGAAGAGCAATCAAGGGGAGAGCAAGACCAGGGTTTGTGCAGAACCAGAATTGAAGAGGAACGTAAAGGGTTGTTTCGGGGAGGGCGTTACGGGGTGCGCACACTTGACGAGGAGCCAAGGAATCACAAGGACTTTCGACGTCAGAGAAAGAGGGGTCTGTGATAAACGTAAGTTGGGTGGTGTTACCAATCATCTTGAAGTAGCCTCTGATTTGTTCAGAGGTCATGGTAAGTTGATTCCAGATGTGCATCCAGTCACCATATTGACGGTCAATTCGTTGACCTCCAATTTCGACCTCAACTTGAGCGATGAGCTGTTCACCGGGGTAATCTAACCAACGGGCATAAACTCCAGTGTTTTGGCCAGTTGTGTAGTTTCCGAGACCCATAAGTTGGTTAATTTCAGGAACCGTAACTTGGAGATAGGTACGGT